TTCCCGAACCCCAGGAAGTCGTCAAACAATCCGATGACCGGATTGCCGGACGGCGCGCTGGGGAAAATCCCGCCGATCGGAGGTGCGAATCCCTTCCACAGTTTCGGAGACAACAGACGAGTTTCGAGTTCATCAAATAAAATCTGCATTGCAAACTCCTTCAAAAGCCAAGGTCTACCGGAGGTAAAGCCGGGTCTTGAAACAACCAACCATGCCGGGGCGGCTACGTTGCCGCCCCGGCGTCAATTCCACAACGAACAACTACGCGGTCTCGGTAACGGCCGTCGTGCAGTAGCCACGGAAGTTCGCGCGACGATTGAAGCACACGATCTGGACCGAATCGTCCATGCACCGCACGCGGACGTTCGACATCTCGGGGTGCTGGAACGCCTTCCGCTTTCGCATCTGGCGGCCCTCGGCGTAGTACGCCTTGAACGACGCCCAGTTCACTCCCAGGATGATGCCGTCCGTGCGTGCGTTGGCGCTGGCGGAGTTCGTCCAGGCCGGAATCCAGTTCAGCGGAGTTCCGCGGACGTAGACCGTTCCGCTGTGGGCCGCCATGTCGTCGTTGATGTTGTCGTTGCCCAACTGGAGCAACTGGCGGGCCTGCGCCAAGCGACTGTGCGTGGTCAGCAGTTCCCAATCGGATCGCTTCTGGTCCACGATGTCCGGCCGTTGGACGGGCGGCATGAACTGGCAGAGATCCATCGAGTTGATGATCTTCTCGACGAAATCGGCACGATCGACCGTGGTGTAGGGGAACGTCCGGTTCCGCCATTGCGAATACGTGGCGCAAGACAGACCGCCGACGCCGTTCAAGCCCCAGCCAACCGGTTCGTAGCCGTCGAAGCCCTCTTCGGAGTTGTTTTCCGAGGTGCTGTCGTCCGTGGCGGTGATCCACCACAGCAGCGACACGGGCGGGAACGGGGACTGCGTGGGACTGGACGGTCCCGGGCCGAACATCAGGTCTTCCATGCCGGTGTAGAACGACGTCACCAAGTCCTGCTCCATCGACTCGATGTAGTCGTAAATCTGCCGACCGCCGGTGCGGAAGATTTCCTCGTCGATGTCGTAGTGGTAGTTGTTCGTGGTCAAACCCCACTTCAACTCGCCTTCCGCCAGGACGTTCACGCGGGTCGAACTGTCGCGGTGGTACAGACCGACAACCTGGAAGTTGTCGTTCGTATTCACCTTGACCTTCCACTTGCACTGCGACGTGCTCATCGTGTCCTTCTTCAGGTTTCCGCTGAAGAGACGCGACGCGTACTTGTACTCCTGCAGCGGCAGGGAGATGTCCTGCGCCGCCAGCCGTTCCTCACCAGCAAACTTCTGGTGAATCCCAGCCACAAAGTCGTCGATCTGTTCAATGCCAAGAGCCATGAGTTAAGTCCTCTATCTATGCTCGCTCAAGTTCCCGGTACAGCCGGTCGGCTTCGGCTCGCGGATCTTCCCGCGGATCTTGCGGTCGAGTCGCCCCACCGCCCAGCCGTCCATTGCTCTGCCTGGAAATCTTGCGAGTTCGTTGTTTCAGATCTTTCTTTGCCAGGTCTTCCGCGAACACCATGCGGGCGACGCGGTTGACCAACGATGCGTCGAGTTCCGTTTTGCGCCCCAAGCGTTCCAGGCCGATCTGCTGCGCCTTGACGGCGACGATCAAATCCTGCCTGCGCTGAAGCTCTTGCGGGCTCTCGTTGCCGGTTTTGCCGAACAGGTCAGCATGACCGAGCGAATCAACGATGTTGTCGAACCGGTCCTCTTCGGCCTTGACGGACGCCGCTTGAAAATGCGACTCCAAGGCCTTGAGGCGCGAATCGTAGTGATCCCGAATCTTCTCCAGTTCACCGACCAGACGGTTATCAAATCCGTCAGGATCGTCTTCGCCTGGTAGTCCGATTTCGTACCGACCTTCTTCGGACTTCCCTTCTTTGGGCAAGAACTTTCCGTCCTCGCCGCGGGCACGCCCGGTCGTTTCTTCAACTTCCGGTGCCTTCTGATCGCCGCCGCCTTCCGCCATTGCCTTGCGGCCGGCTTCCAACGCGCTCTTGTCAAAGAGCCGCAGCGCTCGTTCCAGTTCCTCGCGGCTGGTGAAGTCGGAAAATTCCTCCGGCCTGAACCCATACGCGGCTACATCGGCTTTCAGGCCGTCGTCCATCCAGGACGGAGCCAACTCGCCGGCTTCATCGCCTTGACCTTTTGCCTCAGCCCCGACGGTATCGTCATCGCCGGAATTTGTCTCGGCGGTGGTTATCTTTCCTGCTGGCTTCGACGACTCTTGCGGTCGCTTGGCGATGGCTTGCTCGGACACGATCTGCGCGTCGCTCTTGCTGGGCTTGCCAGTATCGCCGGTGCGCTCCGCCGCCACTTCGTTGACGACTTCCTCAACGTAGGCCGCCACGTCGTCTTTTCCACTTTCCGCTGTCAGTTCTACCTTGTCAGCCATTGTGTTCCTCAATCAGAATATCCTGCGTCGTTATCAACCAAGCCTCTCATCGCAAGAAACTCCTTGCGTGCCCTGCGGCTGGTAAACCGAATCTGCCCGTTGTCCAGAACCGCCGCGCCACGGATGCCGTGACGAGCGATCGCCTCGCGGGTCTCGCCGACCTGCGACTTCATCACGCCGCAGCCATCGGAAATCAGCGGGCTGTGCTCGGTGTACGTGTTCGCGGTCATCGGCGGGCCGGCAAGCCAGTCGCGTCGTGCTCCGGCACAGAACTCGTCTCGGCTAACCTTTTTTCCGTTCAGCACGTAACTCACGCTGGCCTCCGTTGCATTGCGTTTGCCATCTGCCCGTTCACTTGCGACGACTTGCCGCCCATCAGCGATTGAATCATGGCACTCGACCTAGCATCCGCCGTTCCTCCGGTTGGAACGTTTCTCCGCACAACCTCGCGCGACGTGACGGCCGGCGAGCGGATCGTATTCTGATCCCCACCCAGCATCTCGGCAGGCGCCGAGAACGTGATGAACCGCTTGAACTCCGGACGATTCTTCAGCCGTGCTATCTCGTCAACGATGGCTTCCGCGTCCAGTGACGCTCCAGACGCCTGGAACATCGGCCATAGCGGCGCGATCTGCTGAAGTACCTGGAACAGTTCCTGCAACTTTTGCTCGGGCGTCTTGAATACCATCGAGTACGGTTCGACCGTAAACTGGTAGTCCTCGAAGTTCCCTCGCCGATCGTCAGGAGTCCAGTTGCTCTGGATCTGAAGCCCCGCATTTCCCACAGGGATTGCAGACTTGATTTCCAGCGTCTGGTCTTCCCACATCAACCTGCCAAGATCGAGGATACAGGCAGATGCGAACGAAACGACGGACATCCGCATGTCAGCGACGTTACGGGACATTTCGCCGTAGATCATCTGTTCCTGTGTCGCGGTGGACGCCTGCGGACCAAGGCCGCCCATTGCCTGGAGGTTGCCTGCGAACCGGTCGAACTCGTCTTGTAGGAACGTTGCCATCGCCATGTCGCGCTGGTCGATTCCCCCGGTCTCGAACTGCTTGATCTGCTCGGGGCTCTTGCCGCGATACCACCCGTTGCGTTCCGCCGTCCGCAGCCGCTCGGCATCATCGTCCATTCCCGGAGGATAGACATTCACGATGCGGTGGGCGTCCGAGTCATCTTCCATGCGGCGGTGGAGCCGGTTCTGCTGGAGGTGCATTCCGAACAGGTTGATGGCCGGCGACGCTGGGATGATGCGATCCGGAACGTCGCCCAGCGACAGGAACTTGTACGGGCCTGCCTGAGAACCAGTCCATTCTCGCTCAATCAACGGTTCCAAATCCTGGTCGCAAGGCATCGTGACGATCGAGTTGTTCTCGGCGATCCACAAGTCCTGCAGCCAGATCATATCCTTCAGGTCATTGTCCTGCGCCGGATCAGTGCCGATTTCCTGCGTGGCGCCAACGCTGTCATGCGACTCGCGGCTGGTCGGCCGCAGTTTGTCCTTGACCTTCTTGTCGTAGCCGGGCTCGTCCATAACCTTCTCGTAGTCAGCCCGGTAGCGGTGACCGCAGTACCGCATCTTTGACAGTTCTTTGGCTGGCATGTCGAGGATCAGGTCGTCGAGCGACACCCGGTTCAGCCACGGTTCGCCAGGGTCAAGCCAGACATCCTCTTCCGATTCCAGCAGACCGTGGAACCGAGTGTCCGTGTCCCGCATCATCACCACGCCGCATCCGAGGCAGAAGAATGCGTCCAGAACGATCGCTCGGAACGTCTGATCCAGCCCCATGTCCGAGATCAACTTGTTCACGTTGACCTCGAACTTGCGGGCGAACGGCAGATTGTCCATGCTCGGCGTGGAGACAAGGACTTGCGGATTGTTGGCCGCCATCGCAACGGTGTAGATCCTGCCGGTCTGATTCAGCAGGTTGACAAGAATCCGCTCTCCGTCCTGCGGCGCCGTCGTGCTGTACCACGAACCGCAGTAGTGCTCGACCATCAGCTTGCGGACGCGGCGATGGATTTCCAGCGCATCACGCGAAGCCTTGATGGCTTTACGCAACCGCCCGCGTTTTTCCTGGTCGGCTAGGTCGAACATCGCAGTACCAATAAAAAAGGGGGCGCACGTCTGCTCGACGCGGCCCCCTAAGGCTGCGCGATGTTAGGGCATCTCGGCGGGGATCAGCCGCCTATGCCTTGGCGCAACGTCGATGAGACGCTACGCCCCCTTGCTTTCGTGTCGGTCATCGGGTTTTACCTCCGAATCAGTTTGTCTTGTTTCGCTTCCCTTCCGGCTGGTTTCCATTTGCGCCAGACCACACCGACTTGGCGTGCATCAGGTTCAGAACGGCCTGGGTCTGCTTCAACGCCTTGTCTGGGTCCAGATTGGTACGAACTTGGTCAAGCACGGTCGCAATCGCTTTGTCGATCTTCTCTTCCATCGGGTTCTACCTCCGAATGTTATGGTTGAATGACTCCGATCCCCTCGAAGAACGCCTTCGCGGCGATCAAGCAATTCTTGGCCAGCGGGCGAAGGTACTCTGCGTCAACGTCCTGGTCCAGAACTTGGTCACGAGTTGCAAGATGGGCGACCGCCAGCTGAACGTACATGCCGGAAGCCATTTCGTTCATGGCCTGCATGATCTGCATTCTGGCCATTTGTTCTTGCTGTTGCTGAGTCGGCTGCTGCTGTTGCCCGAGCAGCGGAACTCGCATCTGAATCCCATGAGGCTGATTCGGAACGTTATGGATCATCTTCCCCCGATCAAATCAAGCAACCCAAATCCTGGAGTACATGCTTTTTGGCCACGCCGTTCACGCTGTTCACGCCAAAGAAAGCTGCCATATTCTGGCATTTGACCATTTTCAACTTCCGTGTCAACATGAGTTCCAACGTTTTCTGTTGAAAACACAAGCCAGCATCCGGCGCTGGATATGCACCGATCCCCGTGGTTTTTCTCCTTGGCGCCCTTGTTTTTCGTCGGCGCGTGGACGATCTTTCCGTCGTCCCACTCGTACTCGCCGCACTCGACGATCATCTCTTCCGACCGAGGAATGTACTTTCCTGTTTCCATTGCCAATGCAAATTTCTCGAACATCTCGGCCTTGTCCGAATCACGGCATGGGAACCCCGGCTTGCGGCTTTTCTTCTGTGAACCGAGTTGCGTCACGTCGCGAAAAAACACGTTTCCGTAGTAGCGAACTTCCATGACCTGCTTGGCGAACCCGCCGGACATTCCGGAATCCTCCCAGCCAAGCAAAGCGTTCCGCAGCCACTTCGATAACCCAACGGCCACATCGGCGAACTTGAGCGAGTCCATGCCCTTGATCGTGTACTCAATGACTTGTTCGCCAGTGCGGTCGTCAATTCCAGAAGCCACGGAGTTCGACGAGTACACGCCGTCTCCGCCCATTGCGATGTCGCACGTCAGCGTGAACGGCCCCAAGGGCGGCGTGCTGTCGAGTCCCGGCTTGAACCACAGTTTCAACGGCCCGTCGTCACGCTGAATCAGGCCAATCATATTCAGCGTTTCACCGTCGAACACCGGCTGCCCGCGCCAGACAGGCGGCTTGCAATGCTCGCGCTTCATGCGGTCCAGCAGGTCGGACGGGAAGCACTTGCCAACGGCGCCACGCGGGTTCATGTCCAGTTCTCTGGCGATGTATCGCGGTGTTGCACCTGGGAGAAGGCGATGGGCGTTGTACCACGGCGACTGAATGACACCTTCCGTCTTATGTCCTCGATGCGCGATGGATTTGAGTTCACGTTGATGGGATGCGATGTACTCTTCGACAGCATCCTGGTCTTCGGGCTTCAGGGCCTTAGCAACCCCATCGTTTACAACGTAAGACAATTTAGAATGGTCCGGGTTGTCTTTCCAATCGAGCGTATAGACATGCGGATTGTCTGGATCAGTTGCTGCCTCGTAAAACACCCCAGAATCAAGCCCAAACGTCGAGCAAAGAAAGATGCAGTTGCTGACGTGCGAAACACTTGACAGAATCTTGTAGTCCCGGTTTCCGGCAACGAATTCTTCACTTCCAGGCTCGTCGAAGCAAAACACCGAAGTTCGACCTCCGCGTGCCACGTCGCTCGTCGCAGCATATCCGCTCCAACCAGATCCGTTCGGAAGGCGAATAACATGTTCTGTCGTGTTCCGTTCGTACCCTTTCGGAAGCATCCACACCGGAAGTAAATCAAGCATCCACGCGACCTTGAACATCACAGCCGAATCATCTACCCGGCTGTCAACCAACGATTCATTTCGTGTAACCAAACCAACCGTAAATCCAGATTCCTTCAGTGCCCGGCGAATCGTAACAGCCAAGTACACATACGTCCCCCCCTGAGCACGCGACTTCTTCAGCGTCAGCGACGTTGGTCTCTGCGTAGTCATCGCCTCTGTAATTGCGTCGTCCATCGCCAAGATCACAGGCTCTTGATGTGGCCAGGGCACCATCGGCTTTTGCTTGATTTGAGCGCGTGGTTCGTGAACCCACAATGCGAATGCACAAAAAAATAAAACATCATCCATGCACGCCTGCCACAGCCCGTCGCGAAACCGTTTGTCCACCAAGGCCCGCTCGCGGCAGCGAATCCGCCACTTGATATTCTCGATCGGATCTTTCGGAACGAGATCGCGGCCGTCGGGAAGTTTCTGGTTAAAGAACGGGGACGATGATGTCATCGTTTCGCCAATGCCTCCCGAAGCCCCATCGTTTTCAGCCTTGCCCGCAGCGTGCTCTCTTTGATGCCGCGCGACGCCGCCCACTCTTTGACCGTCTTGCGCACGCCATCCAACTCCAGGCCGCACTTCCCACACGAACTGGTATGACCGCTCCGCAGATGGTCGAGGCGGAACGTCTCCTCGCGGCCACAAGAGCAACGGCACAGGAACGACCGCTTCCCCGGCGTGGTAGGCGAGTCAACTTCGCGGACCACGCGCAGGTCGCCGAACTCGGTGTCAGGCTGGATGGTTAGGCGTTGCATGAGATGTCACTTATCGAAACCGTCTGCGATGCCCTGAAAAACATTCCGATGAGCGACATACTTCGCGAGCGTCTTTCGATGACGATTGACCAGCTTGCGATATCGGAAGCCAAGGTAGAAGTTCTTCAAAGAGAGAACGGCAAACTTGCATCTCGACTTGACCAAGAGCAATTTGACCACAATCAAACAAAACAAGAGCTGCAGGCACTGCGCGATTTCCACGCTGAGACTATTAGGTTTGTTCATGGCATCGAATTCAAAAAAGGAGTACGCTCCGGTCACACAGCGATCCAGCCCACCGGGGCTGAACTGAAAATGAAATTTCCGGGATTCAACATCGCTGAACACGTCATTCGCTCAAACGTGTCACACGATCAAACTCTTGCCAAAGCCATTCTCGATCGCATTCAGAATTCACTACCAGGTAATATAGAAATTCGATCCTAAGCCACTCTTTGATCCGATTGCTCATTGGTTTTCCTCACACGCTAAATCCGGCGAACCATCGGATGCAACCGAGCGGAGTACCGCCGGGTGATCCGGGGCGTTCGCCCGTAACCGTTCTGCCACTGCCGCGCCAATGTCGGATGGCCCGGCAAGCCATTCAAGGCATTTCGGAACTGGCGCGCCACGCCAAAACCAAAACGCCGCCAGCCACACGCCCAGCACCATCGCAACGGAGGCACCAAACGAAATGCCGATCATCGCATCTTGGATCGCCGACCTGTGCATTGCCGTCTGGTCGCTCGTTGGGGCCTTCGCCATCATCTTCGGCCTGCTTGCCTCGCTGTCCAAATCACGCAAGTTCGTGTCGGACGCCGTATCGGAAGCACTTAAAGACCCGATCGTGTAGCTCGGCGGAGTAGCGTAGCGGCTCCTGGCCTGCGGCGCCGGCTGGTATCCCCACCCGGTCCCGATGCCGGCATCCGCGATGCTGGCGACCAGAACCAACCCAAACGCGACCAAAACACCCAAGCACGTTCTCATTGGAAAGCTCCTTGTACCAGGCTTGCCGTGATCCAACACCAAACATCACCATACACCTATGCACCCACAAACGCAACATGAACCGATTATTTTTGCAAAATGAGTCGGTTCTAGTTGACAATGTAGGGCCGACCCTATAAGATACGTACAGCAACGCAACCAAGAACCAGGGAGCCGAACCATGACCACCGCCGTTTACGTCCGAGTCAGCACCGCAGGTCAGAACGAAGCCGGCCAACGCCGCGAGATCCAGCGCTGGCTCACTGGCAACGGGATTCTCGACGCGATCTGGTTCGTCGATAAGGAAAGCGGTAACACGCTCGCCCGGCCGGCATTCGAGAAGCTGCAACGCGACATCTTCGACGGCAAGGTGAAAACCGTCGTGGTCTGGAAACTCGACCGTCTTTCGCGCTCACTCCGCGATGGCATCAACACGATCTGCGAGTGGTGCGAAAAAGGCATCCGTGTCGTCAGTGTCACGCAGCAGATCGACTTCAACGGTGCCGTCGGCAAGTTGATCGCCGCGGTCTTGTTCGCCGTCGCCCAAATGGAGACAGAAACCCGCCGCGAACGCCAAGCCGTTGGGATCGCAGCGGCCAAGGAGCGCGGCGTCTACAAAGGCCGCAAGAAGGGCGCCGTAAAATTTGGCGTGGACACCGACCGTGCCGTCCAGCTCCGCCAGCAAGGCCTGACCTACGAAGAAATCGCCCGAGCGCTCGGCGTCTCGGTCAGTTCGACACGCCGGTACTTGAAGGCGAAGTGCCCCACAGACGCCGAGCCCACAGAGCAACCGACAACCTGATCCTCTGTCACCTTCACCGTTTCAACCTCCAACACAAGGAACCCCCCATGCTCGAAGGAACCGCCAAGGCACTATTGAACCTCCTGCAACGAATCGACCAGGAACCCGATCTGACCTACGAATCACTCGTCACGACCCAGCGGCAGGCCGTCAAGGACGAACAGGACAAACTCGACGAACTGCTGAAGCTGGAAGGCTTGTGCGACGCCACCACGCTGAAAACGCCCTCCGGACGCAAGCGGCGCCGGGATCGCGGAAAGAAGCGGCTCACCGCCAAGCAGGAGCAGCAGATCGAGACGGCGCTGGACGCGGTGAACGTCGGTGACACCGCCAGGACGCCATCCGCCGAGAACGGGGACGTGTTCGAGATGGACAGCGTGGCTACACAGCAGACATGAGCGATGGCTGAACGCAAGGAACGATGAGAGACATGCCGCTGGTGAGCTTTCTCGGAAACAAAAAAGCCCCGCCAGCCTGCCAGGGCCTTGCGGGGCAAATTTCAAAGGACCGACACGATGAGTTTACAGCAGACCGACGGACTGGTCAACGAGAATTGCGAACACTACCCTTACGATCACCCCGCGCTGCCGCTTCACGAAGTGCCGCGGGAAGTCGTCAACGCCTACTGGACGGCGTTCCGTGATGCGGTGAAGGAATCGACCATGATGGGCGACCTGCTTTGCTCCGAAGCCTACAAGGCCCAACGCGCGGTCGAGGATGCCTACTGGGGTACGCCAACGGGACCGGTCGAACCCGCCACGATGATCACGATTACCAAGTCGCCTACGTTCTGGGATTTGTTCGAGCGGGGCGCGGTCACCAACGATGACGATTTCGAGCGGCTGCAGAAGGCCGGGTTGATTCGTGAGGAGACCAAGACGATCGAGATACCGGCCTGCCCTACCGGCGTGCTGCCCGATGAACTGACCCTCGCTGCGGCCCGTGGGCGCCGCGATGCCTTAGACGTCGTTGCCGATGCCTGGGAGGCGCAGACCGTGGCCGACGTCCCGGATGAGGTAGGTGCCGCGAGCCTCGAGCGCTGGGCTCGGGACGTGCTGGCCGGCGACGTCGACGCCGAGCCGACGGTCCCCAGCCGGTATCTGAATACGACG